AGAATGGTGTCAAGCCAAGTTTATTTTTTACTAAACCATTTGAAAAAGCATTTGAACGTTCACCTGATGAATTAATTGAGGCTTATGGTTTGGATGTAGAACAATTTTTAAAATATACAATTAACAAATAATGAAAAAAATATTTATACGCAGTCCGTACTTTATTGAAGTAGATGAAGCTAACCAAACAAGTGCAAAGATTGAGTTGTACATTTGGAATAAAGAAAGCACAAAACCAAGTACACCTACTTACACATTAAGTAAGAATGTAGTAAGTTCAACACAAACTGCAATCAGTTGGAATATATCAAACTACGCAAAGGAGTTTATTAAACCTGTTGCACCTGTAGTTGTTAGTTCAGCTACTGAAGAATCAGATTTAACGTGGTGTTATATGCAGGTAGTTTCTTATTCAAATGATGAAGAAGTTAGAGATGAAACATTTGTTTGTTTAAATGGTTATACTTCTTATTCTGATGGTTATAATTATTCAACTTCAAGTGCTATTGTGCCATTAGTGAATTTAGATATTAAAGCGTATAGATATACAAACGTGCCTTACATAAATGTGTTTGTAGATTCAAATCAATACACTTGGAACTCAGCTACTACATTTGATGCTATAGATGAATTAACTGAGGGTATGTGGAAACTACCATATAATAACGATTACTACGAGTTTGCTGTAGATGGTAGTGAAGTTGAATTTACATTTAATAGTGAAGAACTTTGTGAACCTAAATACACGCCTATTACTTGTACATTTATTAATCGTTATGGTGGTTGGCAATTCCTTACGTTCTTTAAAGCTAATTTACAAAGCATAGATGTAACTTCTAAAGATTTTAATATGTTACCTTCTTCGACAGATTATAATGTCTTAAAAGGGCAGAAACGTGCCTTTAATCAACAAGGTAAACAAAAGATAAAATGTAACACAGGTTGGGTTGATGAAAACTATTTTGAATTGATACAAGATTTGCTTTTAAGTGAAACCGTTTTGTTAGATAATAAACCTGTAATAGTTAAGAGTCAAAGTTCAGAATACAAAACAAGTTTAAAAGATAAAAACATAAATTACGAAATTGAATTTGAATATAACTTTGGGTTAATTAACGATGTAATATAAATGAAAGTAGCTTTATATATATATACAGAAACAAACGAAAACGTTTCAAGCGTAGTTGCATCTGATTTTAGAACAAGAGTTTTAGCTGATGGTGGTACATTTGAAGCACAAACTTGTTGCGTTGATGACATTCAAAGTTTAGGTGGTTCGTTTGCTAATGTAGAAACAGCAAAGCGTATTGAATTATTTGAAGATGAAAAGATTTCAGTTACTTCATCAATTCAAAACGTTAATGATATTTCAAAAGTGTTTACCGATTACTCGCAAAGTTTTACAATTCCTGCAAGTGATAACAACAATGAAATATTTAGACATTGGTACGAAAATAGTTTAGATGATGCGTTTGACCAACGTAGAAGATATAGTGGTTATATTGAAATTGATACACAAACTTTTCGTAGTGGTAAATGGCAATTAGAATCTGCAACTGTAAAAGATAATCGTGTTGAAGATTACAAGATTACTTTTTATGGTGAGTTACTATCTTTAACTGATAAATTTGGTGAAGATAAATTAAAAGATTTACAAACAATAAACGATTACACAATAGAATACACAGGAGCAAACGTACAAACAACAATTACAAGTACATCAGATTTGGATGTTATGTTTCCTTTGATTAGTTCTAATAGAGTTTGGCAATATGGTGGTGGTGGTACTGAAGACATTAGTCAAAACTCACACCATATACATCACACTGAATTATTTCCTGCTATAAAAGTAGCAAGAATATTTGATGCAATTCAAGATAGATATAATATTTCATTTAGTAGTACGTTTTTTAATCAATCACGTTTTAATTTAGCTTACTTGTGGTTAAAGAATAGTGAATTACCAAACCTTATATCACAGACAGAGCCAAATCAACTTACGTTTAATAATATGACGCCAAGTGATGCAGGTGGAGATTTTTATACTATTTCAAATAATGAAATAAGCGTTACTCAATTTTCAGATGGTGGTTTTTTAAGCGATTTATACATAGATGTTATAGTTACTTTTCCTACAAGTGTAACTTCTAATTTATATGTATATCGTGATGGTCAATTATACACTACAATAAACAACACAGGAACTACAACAGGTTTTAGAATTGATAGCACAATAGGTTTTGGTGCGTTTAGTTTTTTTATACAATCGCAAATACCTACAACGTACACTTATATTTATGATGGTTATGTTTATGAGTATGACCCTATTGGTGCAAGTGGTTTTATTGGTATAGCTTCAGGTAGTGGTTCAGGAACTTTAACAGGAAATTTAGACTTAACAAGCTTTATGCCTGATATTAAGTTATCTGATTTCTTTAGTGGTATTTTAAAAATGTTTAACCTTACTGCATTTTCTGAAGATGGTGTTAACTACACATTAGAACAATTAGAAAATTGGTACTATCAAGGACAAATAAAAGATTATAGTGAATATTGTATTACTGATTTTGAATACAACAGAGTAAAGCCATATAAGAAAATTAATTTTGAATATGAAAAAAGTGAAAGTTTAATAAATAGAAACTTTGGTGATACTAACAAACGAGAATTTGGAAGTTTAAGTTACCCATTTAATAATGATGGTAGTGAATACACTATTAAATTACCATTTGAAAACTTAATGTTCAATAAATTTACAGGTACTAATTTACAAGTAGGTTACGCACTTAAATCTGATTTGACAAAGTACATACCAAAACCTGTTATACTTTATAAATACGAAAATAAAAATACAAGTTTCTATTTTAATAACGGAACATCAACAACTAACATTACAACCTATAACGTATTTGGCCAAGAAGTTAAATACTCAAACCAACCTCACACATTGAATTGGGGTGTTGAAATTAGCACGTATTTAAATGGTGTTGTTAGCAATACTTTATTTTCAAATTACTATTTAAATTATTTGTCAAATTTATATTCTTTAAAATCAAGAATGGTAAAAGTTAAAATGCGTTTACCTTATTTGCAGTTATTGAATTTAAAATTAAACGATAGAATTGTAATACGTGATAAGCGATATGTTATAAACCAATTTACAACTGATTTAACAACGTTTGAAAGTGACTTTGAACTAATACAAGATTTTAGAAGCGTAAACTTCAACAATGGCAGAATACAACAAACAGATAACACGTTGAAAACTTTGCGTTTTGATACTACTTCAGTTGAACCTTTAACTTGGAGTGTTGAAAGTGACCCTGATGGATTGATAACAGGAATAACTGATGGTAATACCTATGTTGATGTAGGTGTTAAGGATAATGTAGGACCACAACGTACTGCATCTATTACGAGTAATTTAGGAGATAGAATAATAATTATACAAGATGCTTAAACTAATATTAGAAATGCTACCCTTGTTAAAAGAACAGGAAAGCGAAGCTATAGCAATAGCAAAAGGTAGGTATAAAATGCCTGAAAATTTTAATGAATTAAAACAAACTATAAAATGGCAATTAAGAAAACAATAGAAATTGATGTAAATGCATCTGATGCTGAAAAGGATGTAAAAAAACTAACGAGCCAATTTGAAGATTTAGGCAAGACTGCAACCAAATCAATTAACAATATTGAGAAAGCTGCTGAAGATACTGAGAAATCTACAAAATCATTAGCCGATGGTTTTAAAGGTGTAGGTTTAGCTATTAAAGCTATGGGTATTGGTTTAATCATTGGTGCATTAAGTACTTTAAAAGAAGTATTTATGGGTAATCAAAAGGTTGCTGATACGTTCGCTACAATTATGGGTACTGTTTCAAATGTGTTTTCACAAGTTACAAACGTAATCGTATCGGTAGTTGAAAAGGTTGGTAATGCTACAAATGGTTTTGAGGGTTTAAAGAAAACAATAGGTGGTTTACTTACATTAAGTTTAACACCATTAAAAGCAGCGTTCTATGGAATTAAATTAACCATTGATGAAGTTCGTTTAGCTTGGGAAGAATCTATATTTGGTGATGGTGACCCTAAAACAATTAAGAAACTTACTGAACGAATTAACGATACTAAAACAAGTTTAAAAGAAGTAGGTACAGATGCAGTAGCAGCAGGTAAACAAGTTGCTAATAACATAGGTAAAGCAGTAACCGAAGTAAGTGCAGTTGTAGAAGGTAGTGTTGATGGTATTTCTAAAATATCAGTTGCAGGTGCTTATGAACAAGCTAAAGCAAATGTGCAATTACAAAACACTGCAAAATTAGCTGAAGCAAATCAGGCACGTTTAGTAGAGCAATACGATAGACAAGCTGAGAAGTTGCGCCAAGTTCGTGATGAAGAGCGTAATAGTGTTGAAGATAGGATTAAAGCTAACAACGATTTAAATAAAGTTTTAAAGAATCAAGAACAAGCTATGTTGGCACAAGCCGATGCACAGATAGCAGCAGCACAATCTACATTAGCACAAAATAGAAGTATTGAAAATCAGGTTGCAGTTACAAACGCTTTAGCAAATCGTGAAGGAGTTTTAGCACAAATTGAAGGTTTACGTTCTGAACAAAAAGCAAATGATTTGGCTTTGAATAAAGAACTTATTGATTTAACTAAAACCAAACAAGAAGCTGAAACACAATTAGCAATCAATGAAGCTAATTTTAACGCAGAAAGAATTAAAAATGAAGAAGCACAATTAACTGCTAAAAAGAACGCATTAGAACAAAACAAAATAATTGAATTAGAACGTTTACAAAATGTAATTGATAGCACAAACGCAGGTACACAAGCAAGAGTAGATGCTGAAAATGAATTTGCATTAAAGAAACAAGAAATTGACCAACAAATAATAACTACTGAAGATGAATTAGCTGAGTATAAAAGAAACAAAGCAGTTGAAAATCAACAACTATTAATTGATAATGAAACTTTAAGTTTTGAAACAAGAAGAAATGCCTTAATAGAACAAGAGCGTTTATTATTAGAAGACAAAGCACTATCTGAAGAACAACGCAATGCTATTGAAGACCAATATTCTAAAGCAAGAATTGAAATAGGTAGATTAGAATTTGAGCAAAAAATGGCACAAGCAAATGAAACTGCAAATGTATTAACTAATTTAGGTGCTTTAGTTGGTAAACAAACTGCTGCAGGTAAAGCATTGGGTATTGCAACTGCATTAATTAATACTTACATTGGTGTTTCTGAAGCGTTGAAACAAAAATCTACATTACCATCGCCTTATGATTATGTTGCAAAAGCAGTTAACGTTGCAGGTATTTTAGCAACAGGTTTTAAATCTGTTAAAGCAATTACTTCTGTTAAAGTTCCCGGTGGTGGAGGTGGTGGAGGTGCTACTCCTTCAATGTCTGCTGCAAGTGGTGGTGGTACTCCTGCTGCACCAAACTTTAATGTAGTTGGTAATAGTGGTGTAAATCAAATTGCACAAACGTTAGGTTCACAACAACCTGTTCAAGCGTATGTAGTTGCAAATAACGTAACAACTGCACAAGCCTTAGATAGAAACATTATAAGAAACGCAAGTATTGGATAATGTAAACAAATTTGTTTACAAAAAACAATTTATTAAAAAATTAATTTTAAAAATAAAAACACAATGAATTTAATTGAACTTATTATAGATGAAAAAGAAGAAATGCAAGGTGTTGATGCTATTAGTGTAGTTGAATCACCTGCTATTGAATCTGATTTTATTGCATTGAAATCTGAAGAAGTTAAACTTGCTGAAGTAAATAAAGAAAAGCGTATCTTAATGGGTGCTGTTTTAATTCCTGAAAAGCCAATTTACCGAAGAAATGGCGAAGATGAATACTATATATATTTTTCAAAAGAAACTGTGGTAAAAGCATCGCAGTTGTTTTTAAAGAAAGGTAAACAAGGTAATTCTACGTTAGAGCATCAGAAAGCTATTGAAGGTTTAACTGTTGTTGAAAGTTGGATTGTTGAAGATTTAACTAAAGACAAAACTGCATTATATAACTTAAGTGTTCCTGTTGGTACTTGGATGGCAAGTATTAAAGTTGATAACGATGAAATTTGGAATGATTACGTTAAAACAGGTAAAGTAAAAGGTTTCAGTTTGGAAGGACATTTTGCCGACCAATTAGAAAAGAAAAAAGAATTAAGCAAAGTACTTACTGAAGAAGAAGAATTGATTGAAAAATTAAAACAAATTTTAAAAAACGTATAATGAGCAAACAAACTAAAAGCAAAACGAGTCCAAAAGGTGGAAACAGAGGTTGCCTTTGTAAAGATGGCACCTACAAAAAAGAATGTTGCAACGGTGATTTACAAGCGCAAGGTGTAGGTGCTACACTTTCACAAGGTGGTGAATCATTAATTACTATTGTTGATGGTACAAGAACTATAGTAAGAAGTAACGGATAGTTAAAAATATAACAAAATTTTATAATATTAATTTTAAAACAAAAATCAAATGAGTACATTAAAATCCGTAGGAAACAAATTATTTAAAACTGAGTTAGCTACACAAAGAGTTGAATTAGGTGTGGCAGAAGATATTGCTAAAATGGCTGCTGATGCAAATGCTGTTTTAAAAATATTGAAAGATGATAAAATAACTTTAGCTAATGCTGATAAAGCTATTTCTGATGCTATGGCTGCTGCTGATAAAGTTTCTGCAGCTTCTGAAAAAAATTCACAAAAAGCAGGTGCTTTACTTCCTAAAATTGGTAACATTTTAGATAAAGCTGATAAAGCTGCAAAAGATTTAGGTTTGGATAGTAAAGGAATTACAGGTTACTCTGAATTAGATAAATTATATTTTGCTATTGAAGCTGCTCAAAAAGAAGTAGGTTTAAACTACGTGTTTAAAAACTAAAATAACTAAATTAAATATAATGTCGAACGTAATTAACCAAATTAAAACCTTATTGGGAATGGAAGTAAAACTTGCTCAAATGGCTTTAGAAAATGGTACTATTATCGAAGCTGAAGTATTTGAAGCAGGTGCAAGTGTTTTCATCGTAAATGAAGAAGACAGAATTGCTTTACCTGTTGGAAAATACAAGTTAGAAGATGGTATGATTTTAATCGTAGCCGAAGAAGGTATTATTGCTGAAATCAAAGAAGCTGAAGCACCTGTAGCTGAAGAAGCACCTGCTGAAGTTGAAGTTGAAGTAGAGCAAGAAATGGCCGAAGTTAAAGAACCTAAAAGAGTAATTGAATCAGTTACTAAAGAAATGTTCTTTGCTGAAATCGAATCTTTGAAAAAAGAAATCGAAGCTTTAAAATTAGCTAAAGTAGAAGTGAAAGTTGAAGAAGTAGAATTATCTGCTGAACCTTTAACACACAATCCTGATGCTACAACTAAAAGAGAATTACACTCTTATTCACAAAATAGAACAAAAACAACTTTTGATTCTGTATTAAATAAAATTTCAAACTTTAAATAATTAAAAATGGCGACTACAACCTCTATTACAACTACTTATGCAGGTCAATTTGCAGGAAAATATATTTCTGCTGCTTTATTGTCTGCTTCTACTGTCGAAAACGGTGGTATTGAAGTAAAACCAAACGTTAAGTACAAAGAACTTATCAAAAAATTAGCAACTAACGATTTAGTTAAAGATGCTACTTGTGATTTCTCTGCTACTTCTACAGTTACTTTAACTGAAAGAGTTCTTACTTGTGAAGAATTTCAAATCAATTTACAACTTTGTAAAAAAGATTTCGTATCTGATTGGGAAGCAATCCAAATGGGATACTCTGCATTCGATACATTACCACCAAGTTTCCAAGATTTCTTGTTAGCACACGTTGCTGCTAAAGCTGCTCAAAACACTGAAATTTCTATTTGGAGAGGTGCTAACGCTACTGCAGGTCAATTTGATGGATTTGTTACTTTAGCTACTGCTGATTCATCTGTTGTTGATGTAGTTGGTACTACTATTGATGCTTCTAACGTAATTGAAGAAATCGGTAAAGTTGTTGATGCTATTCCTGCTGCACTTTACGGACAAGAAGATTTATACATTTATGTTTCTCAAAACGTTGCTCGTGCTTATGTTCGTGCTTTAGGTGGATTTGGTGCTTCAGGTTTAGGTGCTAATGGTACTAACGCTATGGGTACTCAATGGTTCAACAATGGTTCATTATCTTTTGATGGTGTTAAATTGTTTGTTGCAAACGGATTGGATAACAACTATATGATGGCTGCTCAAAAATCTAACTTATACTTCGGTACAGGTTTATTAGCTGACCACAATGAAGTGAAAGTTATTGATATGGCTGATTTAGATGGTTCTCAAAATGTAAGAATCGTTATGAGATTTACTGCAGGTGTACAATACGGAATCGGTTCTGATATAGTTCTTTACACTCCTGCATAATTTTTGAATAACCAATTTCAATGGGTGGTGGAATAAACGCCACCCTTTTTTTTTAATAACATATAAAAATATATAACTATGGCTTGTGATTTATCAAGTGGAAGATTAGAAGTATGTAAAGATTCAGTAGGTGGGTTAAAAGCAGTTTATTTCGTTAACTATGGCGATATGACAGGTGTAACTTACGATGGTACAAACACTGATGTTATTGATTCAGTAGCAGGAACACCATCAGCTTACAAATATGAATTAAAAGGTGCTTCAACTTTTACACAAAACATCAATAGCTCAAGAGAAAACGGAACAACGTTTTTTGAGCAAGTATTGGAATTAACATTTAAAAAATTAACTGTTAAAGACCACAAAGAATTAAAACTAATGGCTTACGGAAGACCACAAGTTATCGTAGAAGATAACAATGGTAACTTCTTTTTAGCAGGTTTAGACCACGGAATGGATGTAACAGGTGGTACTATTGTAACAGGTGGTGCTATGGGTGATTTAAGTGGATATACTTTAACGTTAACAGGAATGGAACAAGTACCTGCTAACTTTATTGGTGACACGTTATCTGCTGCAGGATTTACAGTAGTATCAGGTTCTTAATAATCAACTTTAGATTGAATTAAGGGTAGCTTTTTAGTTACCCTTTTTTTGTTTTAACAATTCAACACATTATTTATTTTTAAAATAAAACAATGATAATTCTAAAAGAGCAAGAAGCACCACAAAATCTTTATGCCACTATTGATGGTTTAGAAGCTGATGCTATTGTTTTACGTGATGAAGAAACTAATACAGAAGAAACTATTGAATGCGTATTTTCGATTGATAAATATTACGCAGTTACTAATTTGGTTTTTCCGATAATACAAAATAAATTCTACACACTTACTATTTTAAATGGTACTGATGTAGTTTACAAAGATAAAATATTTTGCACAAATCAAATAATAGAACAATTTAGTATAAACAATGATGTTTACACGCAAAGAACTTCTGATAACGAATACATAATTTATGAATAACGTACACATTTTAAGTTTAAGTGCTTATAATTCACCTGTAATAACAGAATCTAAAAATAAAGAGTTTGTTGAATACGGAGAAGATAACAATTATTTTCAATACTTAATAGATAGATTTTTGTACTCGAATACAAATCACGCTATTATTACAGGTGTTGCTAATATGATTTATGGTAAAGGTTTAGATGCTACTGATTCAAACAGAAAGCCAAACGAGTATGCTCAAATGATGTCTATTGTAAAAAAGGATTGTTTGCGTAAAGTTTCATTAGAACGTAAATTACTTGGTATGGCTGCAATGCAGGTTATTTACTTGAATGGTAAAGTTAAATCTGTTGAGCATTTTCCTATGCACACATTAAGAGCAGAAAAATGTAACGATAAAGGCGAAATTGAGGCTTGGTATTACCACCCTGATTGGAGTAAATATAAAAAAGGTGATGAATTAAAACGCATTCCTGCTTTTAAATTTGGTAACGGTAAAGAAGTTGAATTGTACGTTATTAAACCTTATGTATCAGGATATCATTATTACACACCTATTGATTACAGTGGTGCTTTACCTTACGCAAAGTTAGAAGAAGAAGTATCTGATTATTTGATTAACGATGTGATGAATGGCTTTAGTGGTACTAAGGTGATTAACTTTAATAACAATATACCACCTGAAGAAAAACGCCAAGAAGTAGCAAGTGAAGTTAAACGTAAATTAACAGGTTCAAAAGGTGATAAGGTAATTGTATCATTTAACGCAAGTGCAGACAACAAAACTACTGTTGATGATATTCCTTTAAACGATGCACCTGAGCATTATCAATATTTAAGTACTGAATGTTTTGAAAAACTAATCGTTGGGCATAGAGTTACTTCACCAATGCTTTTAGGTATTCGTGATACAGGTGGTGGTTTAAGTAATAACGCTGATGAAATTGAAACTGCAACACGTTTATTTGATAATATTGTTATTAGACCATACCAATTAGAAATCATTGAAGCTATTGATGAAATATTAGCAATTAATGGCATCGCTTTAAACCTATATTTTAAGACAATACAGCCACTTGATTTTATAGATGTAAATACACTTAACGCAGAAACGAACGAGGAAGAAACAGGCGTTAAAATGTCTAAGGTGTGTTGTTCAAGTGATTCTACTTTAGATTATGAAATAGCTGATGCTTTAATTGATTTAGGTGAAGAGCCACGTGCAAATTGGTTATTAGTTGATGAAAGTGAAGTTGATTACGATACTGATGAAGCTGAAAACGAATTATTAGCTAAAGAACCAAAACAAAGTTTACTATCTAAAGTTTACAATTTTGTAAGCACAGGTAATGCAAGACCAAACGCTAAAAGTGAACAAGATGAAAATATTGATGGTATTCGTTTTATCACTCGTTACGTTTACGCAGGTGAAACTTCAGCTAAAAGTAGATTGTTTTGCAAAAAAATGACTGATGCAAACAAGATATACCGAAAAGAAGATATTTTAAGAATGTCTGAACAAGCAGTAAATAAAGGTTTTGGTCCAAAAGGTGCAGACACTTACTCGATTTGGTTTTACAAAGGTGGTGGTGCGTGTCACCATAGATGGAACAAGCAAATTTATGCAAGTTTTGAAGGTGTAAACATTGATGTTAATTCACCAAAAGCGAAACAAATTGCAGGTCGTAAAGCTGAGGAATACGGATATACAATAAAGAATCCTGAATTAGTTTCACAAAGACCAATAGATATGGCGAACAAAGGATTTTTACCTAAAAACAATTAACAAATGGCTTACGCATTATTAATAAGTACAGAGGATGTAAAGAAATTCACTATTCTAAATGGAAATTTAGATGTAGATGATTTCATTCAATATATAAAAATAGCACAAGATATAACTATTCAAAACTATTTAGGAACTGATTTATACAATAAGTTTCAAACCTTGATTATAAGTGGTGATATTAGTTTAATTGGTAACGTTAAATACAAGAACTTGTTAACTGAATACATTAAACCTATGTTAGTGCATTTTGCTATGGTTCAATATTTACCATTTGCTGCATATACAATAGCTAATAAAGGTGTATTTAAACACACTTCAGAAAATGCAACAAGTGTAGAAAAAAACGAAATTGATTTCTTAGTAGAAAAAGAACGTGATATTGCACAACACTATACTCAACGTTTTATTGATTATATGTGTTTTAACAATGCTGATTTTCCTGAGTATAATAGTAATTCAAATGGGGATATGTACCCTGATACAGATAATTTTTATGGGTCTTGGGTGTTGTAATAAAAAGCAAAGAAAAAAAGTAGGCAAATACGAAAAGCCGAAACAAGAAAACAAAAAGAAGTTAGAAACATATTTAAGTAAAAATGGCAAATAACATAAATTGGGGACAGGGTGCAAACAATGACATTTATTGGGGTCAAGGTGCAGTAACTAATACTATTAGTTGGGGTTCTGTTTACTCTGTAAGTTGGAGTGGTGAAACTGAATTATTAGGTGATGAAGGAAAAGATGCAATAGATTTTAGAACACGTGTACTTGCAGATAGTGGAGTTTTTGAGGCTTTAGGATGTTTAATAGAAACGATTAATTTTTAAGATATGAGTTTATTTGATAGTGCGTCTTTAGTAGTTACGCCAAACGGAGTAAAAGAGGGAAAACTATATAGCATAAAACCTACTGATGGAAGTGGCGATTTAAGCGTTACAAGAGCAACAACTGCAACAAGGGTTAATTCTTCGGGATTGGTGGAGTTAGTGCCTTATAATTTAGCTACATATTCTAATACGTTTAGTAACGCAGATTATATTAAAACCAATGTAACTTTAACTGCTAACCAAGCAGAAACACCTGATACTTATGGTTTATCGAGTTTATTCGTACCTGCTGCTGCTGTTGGTAATAGATATTTAGCGAGAACAATAGACAACCAAAGCAAATTATATAGTATATTCTTAAAGAAAAAAGAGTTATCTTATGTTAAATTAGGTACTGCAAATTCTTATGTGGTTGTTAATTTAAACAATGGTACATTGTCAACTTCGAGCGATGTATATAATAACTATTCTATTACTGATGTAGGTAACGAATGGTATAGAGTAGGAGTTTATAACAAAACTACTTCTGCACAAGTTCAAATATTTGGGGGAGTAAGTTCTACAGGAACAAATGTAGCAACTAATGGTACAGATGGATTTTATATTTATGGTTTTCAGTTAGTAGATGGTAGTGTAGAAAAACCATATTTTCCTACAACTGATAGATTAAACATTCCAAGATTAGACTATACCAATGGAACTTGTCCGAGTATATTAGTTGAGCCTCAGAGAACGAATACATATAGAGCATCTGAAGAACTTGATAATGCAATTTGGACTAAACAAGCTACTACAGTTACTGCTAATAGTTCTACAGCTCCAAATGGTACAATTTCAGCCGATAAACTTATACCTACTACAGCAAACAGCAACCACGCAATATATTTTACTTCAACAAGTTCATCAACTTTTGTTGTTAGTATTTTTGCAAAAGCTAATGGATATAATTTTTTAAATATAAGAGACCAATTTAGTGGACTTTTTAATGTATATTTTAATTTATCAGCAGGAACTTGTGGAGCAGGTGGTGTAATTCAAAATTATGGTAATGGTTGGTATAGATGTTCTGTATCAGTAAATAACTTACTTGCTTTAACTGCAATACCTACTTATTCTGTTTCTAATAATGGAACGAGTTTATCTTTTGCGGGTGATGGAACAAGTGGTTTATTAATTTGGGGCGCTCAATTTGAAGTAGGAACTTATATTACTTCATACATTCCAACAACAGTAGCAAGTTCAGTTACTCGTAATGCTGATGTTATTTCTAAAACAGATTTATCATTATTACCAACATCTTATCCTTTTACTTTATTTGCTGATGGTTATTTAAGACAAAATAACGATGTGTTAGTTGGAATTATAAATATTGCATCGAGTGACCAATACTATAATATTGGTGCAACAGCTAATGGATTTATAGCAACAGCAAGAAATACAACTTTGTCTTCAGCTTCTTCAAGTTCAGGTAGGTTAGAAGGATTTTCTAAAGTTGCTGCAGTATTTACTTCAAGTCAAATAACATTATACGCAAATGGGAATTTAATTGGTACTGTATCAAATACAACTGCATTTAATACTAATGCAAATGATTTATTATTATCACAATTAAGAGTAAATTCAGATAACGGGCAAAGATGTTCTTTAAAAACTGTAGCAATATTTAATTATGCCCTTTCTAATGCTGAGTTAGCAACTTTAACAACTATCTAATGGAAATATATAAATTACAATACAAAGATAAAGAAACTGCAATAGCTGATTTAATCGCTAAAGGAGTTTATAAAGAGGTAAAAGATTTAAACGATAATATTACTTTAGCTTATGGAGATGGTATTCAGGCTGTGGTTGAAATAGGTTTGATAGTTTTAGAAAACGGAACTTACAACGAAAACTTTGAAGAAATAACTGCACCTGTTTACGCTAATGGTTATCACTTTGATGTAATGAGTGAAAACAAAATTAACTTTGGTAAAGCTGAAATTGAAGTTAACAATCCTAAGCACACATTTGCAGGATATGATAAAGTAGAAGTATTAGAACCTTTTGCTTTAGGTAATGAGTAGAAAAGAAAAAATAGACTTGTTCCTATCTAAATGGGTATCAAGAAAATTAACAGTTTTTGTTGTAGCTTCTGCAGGTTTATTCTCAGGAGTTATAACATCAACTGATTGGGTTATTATAGGAACTTCTTACATAACGATTGAAGGAGTTACTAATATTGTTGAACGTTTAATGAAAGCTAAAAATGTCGCTTAACGATTTGAAACTATACGCATTAAATTCTGCTGCTATGGCAATTAGCTTTTCTAATGTAGAAGCTACTTTAAAAATATTTTTATTATTAATTTCAATAGTATATACTATTATGAAAACTATTGAACTAATGAAAAACAAAAATGGCAAAACTAACGAGTAATTTTTCTTTACAAGAATTTAAATGTAAAGATGGTGGTGAAATACCAAATGATAAATTAAAGAATATATCTGAACTTGCTAAAAACTTACAAGTATTGCGTGATGCAGTAGGTAAATCAATTACTATTAATTCAGCCTATCGTTCACCAAGTTATAATGCTAAAATTGGTGGTGTTAAAAATAGTCAACACGTACAAGGCAAAGCAAGTGATATTGTAATTAAAGGAATGACACCTAAAGAAGTTGCTTTAGTTATTGAAGGGTTAATTGAACAAGGTAAAATGAAACAAGGTGGTATTGGAGTTTATCCAAATTTCACACATTACGATATTAGAGGAACAAAAGCAAGATGGTAAATAAACACGATTTAACGCACTTTTTTTTAAAAGTTATATGTTTATATAGTTTTATGTTTTTAATTGCGTGTGGGTCACGTAAAGTGGTTAAAAACGAACATATCACACAAAAAGAAGAAGTTGTAACAGAAAAAATAATTACAACTGATACATCAAATGTTGAAATTAAATTTAATTATCAATTAGAAACTTTTACTATTGAAGCAAAAGATAATTTAAAACCATTTGTGTATAATGGTAAAACGTATTTAAACGTTGTTTTAAGACACGAAAAGAAAAAAGATAATAGTTTATATAAAAAAGATATTAAAGTTGTTAAAACACAAGCTAAACAATCAAATATCAAATCTAAAGAAGTAATTAAACAAAAACAAATTAAAAGAGATAATTCTAAATCTTTGTATTTTATAATATTTATTTTAATATTATTTATTATATTATATATTATTTATAGAAAATATTTTAGATTGTTATATTAAGTATTTTTTTATTTTAAAAGAAATAAAAGAAAAAGAAAAAAGGGTAAAAAAGAAAAAGAAAATAAAGAAAAAGCCTCTATAGAAAAACAAACTTTCAATATTTTACCTGTTCCAAGCATCATCCATTTTTATTAGGCTATGCAAGTCTTCAACGCATTGGTTAATTATTAAACGCAAAACTACACAAAAAGTTACATTGAAAAAACAAAAGTTATTTACATAAATGTTAATAGCTATTTTTTACATTTGACAAATGAAAGTAAAACGTTCAACGATAGTAAAGAATTTAGATACTGTATTTAGTCAATACATTCGTTTGCGTTATGCTAAAAATGAAATTGCTGAATGTGTTACTTGTGGTAAAAAAGACCATTGGAAAAAACTACAATGTGGACACTTTCAATCACGCAGACATTATTCAACACGTTGGGATGAAAACAACGTAGGTGTTCAATGTTATGGTTGCAATATTACAAATCAAGGACAACAGTTTTTATTTGCTAAATACTTGGGTTTAGATAAAGCTGAGGAAATGGTTTTAAAATCAAAGCAAGTTGTTAAATTCACTGATAATGATTTGCAAGATATGATACTGCACTACAAAGAAAAGATAAAAGAACTTTCTTAATTTCTATTGTTTATAATTGTTTGAAGAAGGAGTAGTTTAACGACTACTCTTTTTTTTGCAAAATGTTAAAGTTTTGTTAAAAAATGAAATTATAGTTGCTAATTAAATTTGTCGTTATATATTTGCTTTATCAAACAATAATAAATAAACAATTATGAAAAAAATCGAAATTAAAAGTATCTTTGGTAAATTGCTATTTACTTATGAAGCAGAAAACGCAACTATTAAAAATGCAGTAGAACAAGCGGTCAAAGAAAAAGTGTCTTTAATGTATGCCAACCTGGAATCAGCCAACTTGTATTCAGCCAACTTGCGTTCAGCCGACTTGGAATCAGCCAACTTGTATTCAGCCAACTTGCGTTCAGCCGACTTGCGTTCAGCCGACTTGCGTTCAGCCAACTTGGAATCAGCCAACTTGTATTCAGCCAACTTGCGTTCAGCCGACTTGCGTTCAGCCGACTTGCGTTCAGCCAACTTGTATTCAGCCGACTTGCGTTCAGCCGACTTGCGTTCAGCTGAAAATAAAGAAACCGCATACTTACCTATTTTTTGTAAATGGTCGCATTCAGTTATTGGCGACAAAATACAAATAGGTTGTAAAAATAAAACTATTGAAGATTGGGACGCATTTTTCTCGAGCGATGAAGTTTACTCAACATTAAGAGGCACAGACGAATTTAAACAAATACAAGCGGTTTATGAATCTTATAAATCGTATCTAACATTTTTAAAAAAATAAAACAATGAAAGATTTAATCGACTATCAAAGATTCCAAGTTGAAGCATTACAAAAACGTATTTGCGAACTTGAAAACAAATTAAACGATGTTAAAGCACACATATTTGAATTATGTGATGAAGAATGTCCTGAAGAGTATAAAACAATTATTAAACAAAAAACTTACGAATTATGAAACAATTATTATTGCACGAAAAATTAAGCAAAATTCAATTTGAATTTAAAGCTAACAAATCAAAATTTAATTCTTTTGGAAAATATAACTTTCGCTCAGCTGAAGATATATTAGAAGCATTAAAACCTTACAATGAAAAGTATGGTGTTTATTTTACAATATCTGAAATGGGTGGTGAAACAGTTAACATTCCTATTATTTATTCAACTGCAACTATTCACGATATTGATGGTGTACAAGAAATAAGTGCTACTGCAATAGTAGGAGTAGATTTACAACAAAAAGGTATGCAAATTCCACAAGCGTTTGGTTCTGCTTCATCTTATGGTAAAAAATACGCATTAGGTAATCTTTTACTTATTGATGACACACAAGATGCTGATGCAACTAATACGCACGGAAAAGCTGCTGCACAAACTGAAGATGAACAAAAATGGTTAAACGTTAACACTCCTGAATTTACAAAAGCTATTGAATATTTAAAAAGTGGTGGAACTATTGAAGTTATCGAAAAAAAGTATAAATTAGCAGCCAAAACAAAACAAGAATTGTTAAAAGTTAAATAAACTGAATAGCCGACAACAGAAAAAAAAGGTAGGCAAAGTAAATTTATATATTATGAGTTCAATTATCAATTTGAGCATTAGAGTTGACAAACTACCAAAAGAAAAGTTTGTAATGGGTAAAGATGGTGCCGTTTATTATAACTGCACATTAAACATTAACGATGAAGCTAATCAATGGGGTCAAAACGTATCGTTAACTGATTCACAAACTAAAGAAGAACGTGATGCTAAAAAAGCTAAAAACTATTTAGGAAACGGTAACGTAGTTTGGACTGATGGAAACATTAAAGCAATAAAAAAAGAAGGACAACCTGCAACACAACAAGCTGCAGCAGTAGAAGTGGATTTACCATTTTAAATTAATTAGGGAGTGTAACAGCTCCCTTTTTTAAACAATAGAAAATTATGAAAATAAATTTAACACATAAAATAAACAACGATAAATATACTGAATATATTTACGAAGCGTTTGATATACAAAATAAAGACGAATCAAATGTAATTGTAGAAGCTAATTTAGAAAATTTACCAAAACAATGGAATATTGGTGTTGTATATGGTGGAAGTGGAACAGGTAAAACAACTATATTAAAAAACTATTTTAAAAAAGAAATGGATAAATCATATTTTGATAATTCTAAATCTTTAATATCAAATTTTGATTGGTTAGAACCTAAAGATGCTACATTTTTATTATCAGCTATGGGATTGAGTTCTGTTCCAACTTGGTTAAGACCATTCAATACATTATCTAATGGTGAACAATATCGTGCTAATCTTGCTTACATCGTAGGAAGTGCAAAAGAAAACGAAGTAATATTAATTGATGAATATACATCAGTAGTAGATAGAGATGTCGCTAAAGCTATGTCTAATGCGTTACAAAAATACATTAGACGAACAAACAAAAAAATTGTACTTGCATCTTGCCATTTTGACATTATGGAATGGTTACAACCTGATTGGATTTATTCACCATCAAAAGGGCGTCTTGAGATAGCGCCATCACTTCGGCAACCACAAATTGAACTTCAGGTATTTCGATGTAGATATGAAACTTGGAAATTATTCAAGCACAATCATTATTTAACAGAAAATTTAAATAAAGCAGCAAAATGTTTTGTAGCTTTGTTCAATGATAAACCAATAGCATTTATGGCTATATTACCTTTTCCAAGTGGTGTTATTCAAAATGGTTATCGTATTTCAAGAGTTGTAGTTTTACCTGATTTTCAAGGTTTAGGAATTGGTTTTAAATTTTGTAATTGGTTTGGACAAGTTTACAAAAACGATAATAAAACAATGTACATTAAAACATCAAATCCTGCTTTGTGGTCTGTTTTTAATAATTCAAATAATTGGTTATTTTGTGGTGAAACAAAAGGAGAAGAAAAAGCAGAAATGATGCAATCAAAAAAACAAAAAACACAAGGTGATTATAACGTATCTACAAGAATATCTAAATCTTATAAATTTGTAGGAAAAGAAAACGATATAAACACTGATTTGATTACATTTAACGCCGATGCTTGGAAAGATGTTGCACAAAATCAAATTAGCATATTTGATATTATAAATGAACAAATTGATTAAATTATTTTAATGAATCATATTTTAGACATACAAGATAAATATTTCAATGATATAAAAGCAGGAATCAAAACATTTGAAATAAGACGTAACAACAAAAATTATCAAGTAAACGATGTTTTAACGTTAGTTAATTTAAAAACTAATGAAACACTTGTTAAAACAATTATATACGTTACTGATGCGTCTATATACGATTTACCAAACATATTAGTATTAGGAATTAAATAATAAACAATGACAGAACAAGAAACAATCAATAGAATGTTAATGCAAGTGCTTGAAGAAGATTGCTACATTAACCCTGAACAAGAAATAGAATATCCAATACCTGCTATTAGTTGTGGTGAAAAAGAATACGAAACTAAAGATGGTTATAAATCTTTTCCTATTCCAATAGGTACTTATGGTAATTTTTCATTTATACAAGCACCACCAAAGAGCAAAAAAACGTTCTTTATATCGCTTTTAAGTGGTGTTTATATGAAAAACGAATTACAAGGTTTCGGTGGTAATTTACGAGGTAATAGGCAAGATAAACACGTTATACATTTTGACACTGAGCAAGGGAATTTTCACGCATCGTTAGTTTTTAAACGACCATTACAAATGACAGGCAATAAAGATGATAAATATCACACTTACGCATTACGCCAATTAGGTTTTAAAGAACGTGTATCTTTTATTGAATATATACTTTATGATAAATTAGAAGCTAACGATATTGGTTTAGTTATTATTGATGGTGTTGCTGATTTATGTGCTGATGTTAATAACATAGAACAAGCAAGTGAAGTTGTACAACATTTAATGCGATGGTCAAAAGAATTAAATTGCCATATTGTAACAGTTATACATTCTAATTTTGGAACAGATAAACCTACAGGACATTTAGGTAGCTTTTTAGAAAAGAAAGCAGAAACACAAATACAATTAGAACTAAACACAGTTAACAAAGAACTTGTTAAAGTAAGTTGTAAAAGAAGTAGAAACGCAAGTTTTGAGGATTTTAACTTTAAAGTAAATAATTTTGGATTGCCTCAAGTTGAAGGTGATTTATACGATATATTAAAAGACATTAAATGTTAATAACTTATTAATAAATTTACACAATGGAAAACTTAACTATTAAAAATCATTTGCAGGAATTACAAGTAAGCACATCAAGAATGCTTTTATACAATTCTGATAACCCTGAATTATTATCTTACTTTAAGGATGTTACTTTTAAGTTAGAAATGATTGAAAAATTATTACAAGTTGATTCTGTTTTAGATTGGTCTGCTGTTCAAGAAGCGTATAAATCAATCCTAAGGCAAGATTCTGAATTAACTGATGTTGATATACGCATTAGTTTAAAACCTGCAATAGAACAAAAGGTAGCGAAGATAACAGCCAAACTTTATTAATATGATATACATTCTTTTGTTTTTTTCTTTAATCTTATTTTCTTTGACTTTAGCAGTTCAGCAAGGCAAGGATGTAAGATTAGCTATTATCAATGGTTTTATGATTGGTGCTTTATACGATGTAGAAGAAGCTGATGATGAAAAATGGCACACGCTACAAATATTAGTAGGAATACTATCAATCAATATTTTATGGGAAACGAATCAATATTAGAACGAGTTGCTAAATACCATAGTGATTGGGTAGAACTTGCTGCAGTGTTTGATAAAGATTGGGCGGATGATATTGTACAGGAAATGTATCTTTTATTGCATAAATACAATGTAACCGAACAACAAATGTTTACCAATGGTAAAATCAATCGAGGTTATGTATTTATCATAATAAGAAACATTCATTTTCAACTTCATAACATTAGAAAACGTATTGATAAATGTGAATTAAATGATGATATTTATAATTTAATTGATGATTATTCTGAAGAAAAAGAGATTGAATGGGATGATTTCAGAACAAAAGCAGAGCAAGAAGTTAATTCTTGGGAATGGTACGATAAAAAACTATTCACTTTATACAGAGATAATAAAACATCAATACGCAAATTAGCAAAAGAAACAGGTATTAGTTTCGTTTCTATATTTCACACATTAAAAGCTAATAAGCAAAAGCTGAAAAGATTATTACAAGAAGATTACGATAACTTAAAACTTTAAAAAAATGGCAAAAAGAAAATCAAAAGGACTTGGTGATACAGTAGAACAAATCACTAAAGCAACAGGTATTAAAAAAGTGGTTGAAGCAATATCAGAAGCTACAGGTGTTGATTGTGGTTGTGAGGCGAGAAAAGAAGCATTAAACAAATTGTTTCCTTACAAACAAACTGAATGTTTAAACGATGAAGATAACGAATGGTTAACACAATTCTTTTCAGTTACTAATAATCAGTTAACACCAAAGCAACAAATAAAAATTATAGACATATACAAGAATGTATTTAATCAAAAAATAGAACCATCAAATTGTGGTTCTTGTTGGAGAGATAGAATAAACGAATTAAAGAAAATTTACGATACGCAAAATGCATAATTGGAACGAGCAGGATTTATTCCTTTGGTTAAAAGAAAACATTTACAAGGATTTAGTTAAATCTAAAAATCCAATGAGTAGATGGGATTGTTACTCACCACAGTTCAAACATCGTATAGAATTAAAATGTAGAACAAGACACTTTAATGAAATGCTATTAGAAAAGAAAAAGTTTGATGCTATGTTGAGTGAATGCGAAAAGCATTTAGATATACCAATTTATGTTAATTCAACACCACGAGGAATATATTTTTGGAACTTATTGAAAGTAGAACCAATTTGGGAAACAAATAGCAAGAATCCTGCTTCAACACATTTTAGCACAAGGCATAAAGTATCAAAAGAAGTTAGTTACTTATACATTGAATCACATAACATTTTAAAAGAATTATGAACAATATACAATTAGAATATTTAAAGCAAGTAATACTATCACAGTTATTATTAGAATGTAACGAAAATTTACGCTTTACAGTACAATACAAGCAACAAATTAAGAACAGAATAAACTTACTTAACAAAGACTTAGAAAGTGTCGTACATAAAGAATATACAAGTATTTATAAAACAGACCCTGAAATGACTACCAACATTTTAAGTAAAATTGAAAGTTTGGTTTCTAAATTAAGTACTTCAACACTTGATGAATTAATTATGATAGATGCAGTTATTGAAAAATACAACGATAACAAAGAATGGTTTAAACAATACGCTGAAGCTGAATTTTTAAAGATTGAATAATATGACACTAAAAGAAAAGTTTGAAGATTTTGGAGATGATTATGCTATTGAGTTTGCAGAATGGTGTAATGAATTAAGAATGCACGGACAAGGATATTATGAAAAAACAACAAAAGAACTATTAGAAATATTTAAAAAAGAAAAAGGATTATGAGCAAGATAATACCACTACATTATATGACTGATTCAAAAGTTGATGTAATAGATTTCTGTAAAATGTACGATATGAATTTTAATCGTGGCAACATCGTAAAGTACTTGGCACGTGCAGGTAAAAAAGATAATGAACTTGATGACTTGCGAAAGGCACTAAACTATATGATGCGAGAAATAGAGCATTACGAAAAGCTGCAAGAACAATGGATTAAAAACAACAAGTAGGGTAACACCTACTTTTTTTTTGTTAATTTTTTGTTAATTTTTTGTTGAAATGTTAATAAGTAAAAAATAAGTTATATATTTGCTGAAACAATTAAATAAAACAATATGAGAACATTTAAGTATCGTAATCAAGAAATACAAGTTGATTACCACACAATAGAAGTAAAAGGTGAATTACCTGAGGTTATTATTGGTTCAGTATTTTATGAAGGTACTGATATAACAATGATACTATCACAAGATGATGAAGCTGAAATATTAGAAACAATTTACGATAAATTATATAACTAATGAAAGCACAAGTGATAAGCGAATTGGATAGTTTAATTCAATTAACAAAGGATTTGGAAAACGTATACATACAAAACAGGTTACGTTACGTTAAAAAGTTATTACTTACTGATTGGAATGAATCAGATTTGTATTATCAACAAATTAGAGAAGTATTAAGAACAGATGAAACAATGAATAATTTAAACGATTTAAACATAAGATAATATGATAACAACATTCGATAACAAACAATGGGATAAAGAAGAACTATTAGCTAATATGTACGATGATAATTTTTACTATGGTTACTTAGGGCAAAACGCATTAAGCAGTTCTTCTATTAAAACATTAATATCATCGCCTAAAACGTATTACTTTACAACCAAATATGGTAGTGGTGAAACACAAGCGTTGCGTGATGGTAAATTATTTCACACTATGATATTAGAACCTGAAAAGTTAGATGATATTATCTTCGTAGATGCTGCAACAAAAGCAAGTAAAGAATATAAACTTGCAAAAGAAACAGGTAAAGAAGTTTACACTAAAAGTGAAAAGAAAGCTGCTGAACGTTTATGCGATGCTTTACTAAGAAATGAAGCAGTAAAAGAATACTTGACTACTGCAGAATTTGAAGTTCCACAAATAGCTATGATTGATGGAATACCTATTAGAGCAAAAGCAGATATATTAAAAGGCAATACTATTATTGATTTAAAAACCACAACAGGAATAAAAGACTTTCGTTATTCAGCAGACAAATATTCATATGATTTACAAGCGTGGTTATATCGTGAAATGTTTGGAGTAGAAAACTTTGTGTTTATAGCTATTGATAAAGGTAGTTTAGATATTGCAATATTTGAATGCAGTGATGAATTTTACGCAAGAGGTAAAGAAAAGTTTGAACAAGGTGTAAGCAACTATAAATACTTTTTTCAAACAGATGGTGTTGATTTAGACCAATACGTTTTAAGAGGTGTGTTATAATGGAACTAACAAAAGATGAAGCATTCGCTATGACACTTTATGATATATCACAAGGTGAATCATTAGAAACAATGCGACACGTTTTAAAAGACTATGAAGAACGTGAAGAGTTTGAAGTTTGTGCAGGTATACATTTAGCAATAGAAGTAAGTTCATTTTTAACACTTACTGCAGTAGTAGAAGAATTTAACCCAATAGAATTAGAATTAACATTTGATGAATTATGATAGTAGAAAAAATTAAACAAGAAACAGGTATTGATGTAACCTTAAAAAGTAGAAAACGTGAACAAATAGAAATGAAAACATTAGCATCATTTTTATTAAGACAAAAAGGTTATTCGTTACACCAAATAGGAAAAGAACTAAACCTAAATCACGCAACTATAATACATCATTTAAAAATATACCCAAGTGTAAAACATTACAATCCACGAGTACAAGAAATAGAAAATATATTAGTTGGAAAAAAACCTGATTTAGTAGTTGAATCATTACAAAAAACATTAGAGTTAAAAGACAAAGAAATAAAAGAACTTAATGCAAGAATAGAACAACTACAAACAAACACAAATATAACACGCTTGATTAACTTATTAGAACACGAAGACATACAAGCAAAGTTTGAAGCATTTTTAACCATTAACGAAAAAGCAAAATACTATAAGAAATATGAGTAATAAACAAACAGCAAAAGAAAGAGCAGAAAACTATATGAAGTTAAAAGCAGGATATAAACAAACACATTTACAACGCATACAAAGAGTAATGAACTTTTATTATAAAAGAGGTTGTAATAAAGAATCAGTAAATAGATTGTATTATAAGATACTAAAGGAAAAATTTAATAAGAGATGAGTACAGTATTTGGAATTTTAACGCAATATGTAGAACACGAAAAGTTAGTTGATGAGGATGGGGATTTATTATGGTATATATCAGATAGTGCATTTGAGCCTGTTTGGTTTCGTGGAACTAATAGCAGGTGGCTAAATATATGTGCTAAGCATTTACCTAATAAAACGAAAGTATATGCTTTAGATAATACGCAGCAAGGTATATTCACAATAGGAGATATTAAAAAATTTATGAAAGATAATAATTAACTTAAAAACAAATAAGATATGAAAATAACAATTCAAACAAACGAAAATAATTACATTGTAATTACACACGATGGCTTAAATGCAACTGAATTTTTAGAAATTATAAAGGGTTTAATGTATCAAATGACATATAGTGAAAAAACAATTAACAACGCAATTTTAGAATTGGCGGAAGAAATAAAAGAATAAGATGGGAGACTTTACAATGTGCGATGGTCAAGGTTGTGAATTGAAATCAACCTGCTATAGATATAAAGCTGAACCAAGTTTATACAGACAAAGTTATTTTACTGAATCACCTATTGAAGATGACCAATGTGATTACTATTGGGAAGTAGAAGATTAACAATAAATAAAACCTATTATTTTTAAATTGAGTATAATTAATATTAATTGCTTTTTTAATTATGGAAGATAGAAGAAAAAACAATGGTGGTCATAAATCTGCAGGACGTAAACCTAAAGTAGAGGAACAAAAAGTAAATACATTATTTGTAAATGCTTTGAAACAATTATACAATACAGAAGTAGACGACGAAGCTAAAATTACTTTTGTTAAAGATACTTTGTTAAGTTCGCAACGTGGACAGT